TCAACAATGTCCAGTGTGTGAAGCAAATCGTGAACTTTGGAACACTGGCAGTAAGGCAAATCAAGAGATTGTGCGTCAGAGAAAGCGCAAACTCTCTTACTACTCCAACATCTATGTTGTGAGTGATAAAGCACACCCTGAGAATGAGGGTAAGGTATTTCTCTTTAAGTATGGTAAAAAGATCTTTGACAAGATCTCTGCTGCAATGCAACCAGAGTTTGATGATGAGACTCCCATTGATCCATTTGACTTCTGGAATGGTGCTAACTTCAAAGTGAAGATCACTAAGAAGGATGGTTACTGGAACTATGATAAGTCTGAGTTTGAATCCACTTCTACTCTTGGTGACTTTGATGATGATGTTCTGGAAGGTATCTGGAAGAAAGCATATTCACTCCAGGACTTTGTGAAGGCAGACAACTTCAAGTCCTATGAGCAACTGGATGCTCGCCTCAAGACTGTTCTTGGTCAGAAGTCTGCTCCTAAGGTTGATGAATCCTTTGATGATGAGGATGATGAGCGTGGTCCAGTTCCTACTGATGGAGAGGTTCTGCAGGGGAAGTCTGGTGGAACTCGTTATCAAAGTCCTTCATCCTCTTCTGATGAGGAGGAAGATGATGCTCTGAGTTACTTCCAGAGACTGGCAGAGGAATGATTATCTGGGGGAGATGACTCTAAGTTCATCTCCCTTTTTTGTATTCCTATCTACATACTGAGATGAGAATCCATACTTCATAATTTCTTCCATGTCATCAATAATTGTCTGTAAGAATCTAGGCTTTAGGATATAAATTATTCTCTTATCTTCGTTCTTTTTGATTTCATATTCATATACACTTACAGATTTTACTGGATTTACTGTGAATGGTTTTCCTTGTTTCTGTAAAATTTGCTGACTCATATCAAACCTAACAAGAGTTGAATCAAATCTTGTTGTATTTGAATCAAATGTATATGGAACACCAATAATTTCTTGATCTTGAACATCATAATCAAAGTAAGTAACACTAAAATTTCCATCCACAACTTTACCACCAGGAATAATTAGTTTTCCTCTGGAGTCAAACACTGCGGTTGTTTCATAGTGATGAACTTGTCCAAGTTCTGCTGCAGTATATTTTGTTGATATGTAATTATTAAACTCAGAGTCTGACAGTGGCCATTCTTCTCTAAGATTAATAATGTTATTTGAAATTAATACTACCCAATCATATTGAGAACTTCCATAGATTTTATTTGCAACCTGATCTGGTCTTTCCTCTCCTATGATTTTATACTTATCAAATGCTACTGCTGCTTGAAATATATCATCTCTAATTTTTGCTCTACGAAATAGATTCTTTGCTCTTATTGAATCATAAGAAGAAGTTCTTGATGATAGTGGAGACTGATATAAGAAGTCCGAAAAGTTTCTGAAGTATGACATTATTAAAATCCTCCTCTTCTATCAAACTGAGACCCAGTACCCTCTAATAATCCTCCCCCTGGTGATGGGGGCCTGTATCCAGGATCTCCTGGTATTGCAGTTGGGTTTCTTCCTCCAGTGACTGGAACTGCAGGGGCAACTACTCCTGATGTTCCTCCCCTTGATGGTCCTGGTGGGTTTACTGGTGGATCTGCTCTTCTTTGTTGTTCTGCTGGATCACTAGGGTCAAATCTAGGATCTTCTAGTTTATCTAATCCTTCCATTCCTCCTGCAAATCCAACACTATCTTCTTCACCATAGTTATCATTGTATATTGGAGTAAGTTCTGCAAAACTTAGATCTAATTGAATTGAGATTGGTTGACCATCTATTGCATATGCTGCATATGATCCATCAGCTGTGTAATTGACATTACAATTAACTAGTGCGCAAGTTTTTAACATGGGCAAGGCAATAGAAGGTTTGCCTTTATTCATAAATTTAATTTGAAAAACATCAGGTGCTCCTAAAAAGAATCCATCTAATTTATCAGATGATCTTTTGGGAGCCATAGCTTTCTTAAAGAACTTTATAATACCTCTAATTTGTTTTGCTTCAGCTGGACTTCTTGCAGCTAGTTTAAATGAAAATTGAAATGCTCTTAATTTTGGACCATTGAATAATAATTCAAGGTTTGGATTAATAACTGTTCCAGTAACTCTTGCTCTATATGCTTCTGCATTAACATTAATACCTAACTTTTTCACAGCAGCTGCTGCAGCTGCAAGAGTTAGTTGTTGTTGGATTTGAGATTTTGCGCCAGCATTACTTCCAAAAATATCCTTTGAGGTTTCAACAGTTTTTTGCATTGCCCCAAATAAATTTCCTCCAGCAGCATCACTTACAGCACCAACTGCTCCTCCCATCAATCCAGCAGTTAAGTTACTTAAACTATCTTCACCCCATCCAGTTTGATTTGCTTCTGATAAATTGTTTGGTATTGGAAGTATGATTGTTCCTAGATTGTCTTTTAATGTTCTTGAAGATAAACTTGCTCCATTAAGAATAGCACCAGAATCTATCTTAGAGAAATCAGTTGTCCCAGAAAATACATCTGCTACTTTATAGTTGTAGCAAGTTATTAACATATAGTCTTGTTCAGTGTTTATATTTTCTGGATATCTCCAATTGGAATAACTTTTTTCTTGAGATGCAAAAGAAGAATTGTTTCTGAATCCAGTTGCATTGTCTGAGGTTCCTGTTCCTATTCCAGAATTACTACCAGAGTTTGGACCTGTTTGATCTGAATTTGTTTGCCCAGTTGCTACTGAACCAGGACCAGTTGGAGGCAATTGACTTTTTAATTTTGCAAATTCTTTTTGTTCTGCAAGACTTCTTTTTTGTGCTTCTGTTCCTACAGATCCTACAATTTTATTTGCACCAGTTCTACTAGCATCTATAATTTCTTTAATTCTAGTTTGACCATTTGGGAGAGCAGCAATATTATTATAGACACTAGTTCTTGTTACTGACCCATCAGCATTAACTGTAGCAAGAAGTGCTCTTGTTTGTAAAACAGGATCTATTGTATAAATTTGTCTCTGTCCAGTTTGAACATTGACATTTACTTCGTACTTGTTGAAATTACCAAGATCTAATATTGCTTCATATTCTTGTGGATTGGTTGATCTTTGTCTCCATCCTGCTGGTGGTGTTGCCATTTATCTTCCCCACACTTTATTTGATGGAATTGGTATCTCTACTCCACCCAAGTCCATAACGAATTCTTCTAGTGGTAACATGCATATGGTTTCCCATTCTTGTTCTGCAAGATGTAAGTATGGAGTTTTTACCTCTGATAGTAAATATTTATGTGCTCCTTTTTCAAATCTTGGAATCTTATTTTCTGCTAAACTTTGAACTATTCCTATTCTTTGTGATGGTGTATAGTAATGTAGATTTATAGCAAAGAATGATTTTGGATTTACATCCAGAACAAATGCTAGCGGATACTTGTCATAGTAAGGCAACTCTTCCCTATACTTTGCCTTATAAGAATAAAGCATGAGACTAAACAATCTGGGATAAACCCTCATTACATTTTTATCTCTTTTCAATCTATTGTCAGGTTCATCAGATTGCTCTTCTCTGATTAACTTTCCAGGATCATTTTCATATTGTATTGTCTTTGCAGCAAAGACAGCAGTTCTATACCATTCTCTAGTAGGAGTTTTAGTTCCTTTATTTTCTTCTACTTGTTCAAAGATGGTCTTATATGCCAAGATTATCCTCCGTTAATATTTGAAAATCCCATCTTCTATCAGCACAAAATTCTTTTGCTGCTTTCCACTTTGCCTGATTTTTGGCATACTCTTTCATTTCAACAAGTTGCTTTTTAGTAACTCTCTTACCAATATTAGGACCATTGACTTGCCTTTTTGGTTTGACTTCAATCAAACTTTCCTTTAATGTTCCTTTGGTATCTTTATACTTAATATAAAAGTCAGGAAAATATTTGTGAATTCTATTATCAAGAGGAGATAAGTAGGGTATCCAAATTTCTTCGCTAGACCACTTTAAAATATTTTCATTCTTATCGCAGTAGTTCATAAACTTTAATTCCCAAAGAGATCTATAAATTATATTTTGATGATCTCCAATATATTTTTCTGGGAAGGAAGGTTCAAATCTCCCTTTATAGCTCATACATATAATATAGGACACTCTAGTTATTTAGATGGACGTTGTACCAGATACAGAACTATATTTTAGTACAGATGAATTAAAGTCAAGATTTAAACCAGCTCTTACCAATTACTTTTCTGTTTATATTGGTGGTGCTTTTGGTGGAGCATCCAATAGAAACATTAACTTCATGGCATATGAAGCTGTTTTGCCAGGAACTTCATATGATCTTGGAGAAGTTTATGGTGATAGGATGGGAAGGACAGAGCAATACCCAACCAAAAGAGTTTATCCTCCAGTTGATGTAAGTTTTTATGTTGATAAAGATTATGAAGTTATTAAATTTTTTGAGGGGTGGATGAATTCTATTTCTAGGAACTATGGATCTGTTAACAATTCATATGTTAAGCATAACTATGCCAGTTCTTATGAGAGAGAAGTTATAATTACTAAGTTTGAAAGAGATTTGAGACCAAAGAATCAAAGATTAAAAAGTGCAGGAATCTATAGACCTCCTGCAAAGAATATCACTTACACATTAAGAAATGCTTTCCCAGCAAATCTAATTTCAATCCCAGTTTCTTATGATGGAGCAAGTGTATTAAAAACCACAGTTACATTTAATTATGATGTTTATAATTTTCAATGTGATAGATTTGGAACTGATGATGGTACTTCTGAAGATGGAAGTTCTACTGGAACTGTTATTGGACCTGGAGCAAATACTCAAGGAACTGCTGCACCTGGAGGGGGAACTAATGAAGGAGAAGAAATTATAAGAGGACTTCCAAGCCTTGCATCTCAAGTAACAGAATTAAAGAATATGCAAGAAGCATCTAGATTAAGACAGGCTGGATATAGTCCTGGATTGGGTCAAAATTCTGGAGATCTTCCCAAGAGTGGACCTGGATTCTGATCAATAAATAATCGTACTGAACTTTATAGGTTATTATGCCATTACCAAAGATTGCAACTCCAACTTATGAGTTGATTTTACCTTCAAATAAAAAGAAAATTTCATACAGACCTTTCCTAGTTAAGGAAGAAAAAATTCTCATTCTTGCTATGGAGAGTGGAAGTTCTGATGAGATTACTAGAGCAGTAAAAGATGTTCTAAAGGAGTGTGTTCTTACAAGAGGAATTAAAATAGACACCCTCCCAAGTTTTGATATTGAATATCTTTTCCTTAACATCAGAGCAAAGTCTGTTGGAGAAGCAGTAGAACTTTTAGTCACTTGTCCTGATGATGGAGAGACTCAAGTAGAATGCACTATTGATATTAGAGATATTGAAGTTAAGTTTCCTAAGGAACACACTTCAGAAATCAAGGTAGATGATTCTATTATGGTTAAGATGAAGTATCCATCTCTTCAGGAATTTATTGACAATAATTTCAACTTTAATACCACTAATAGCAAAGAGACTATCAATAAGTCTTTTGAAATTGTTGCATCATGTGTTGATATGGTTTACACCAAGGATGAATCATGGTCTGCTAGTGATGTAACTAAGAAAGAACTTGTAGAATGGTTAGAAACTTTTGATGGAATTCAATTTAAAGAGATTGAAAAGTTTTTTGATACTATGCCAAAGTTGACTCATGTTTTGACTGTAAAAAATCCCAACACTGGAAAAGATAATGAGGTTGTATTGGAGGGACTCTCAAGTTTTTTCGGTTGATCCTTGGTCATGAAGATTTGGAAGCATATTATAGAATTAATTTTGCCTTGATGCAGCATCATAAATACTCTTTGACAGAGATTGAAAATATGATTCCTTGGGAGAGAGAAATTTATCTTTCTCTATTAGAAAATTATATTAAAGAAGAGGAAGAAAAAGCAGCCAAGGCTAATAGATGAATCCAGAAGAAGCTTCCAAAAAAATACAACCTGAAAGATTTTTCAGAAGTAGTAAATCCAGATTTGGATTTGGTCCTGGAAGACTTAGATATGGTACGATTAGATCAATATCAGGCATAATTCCAAGAAGAAAATTGCCAGATCAAATAGCTTCTAACATTTCACAAACATCATCTGAAGGGAGTGGGATAGAACCAACAAAAACAATAATCCCTTCTTTGGGAAGAGTGACTTTAGATCTTGTTCAAATTGGAGATAAATAAGATAGAATAAAAGAGGTCATAGAAGAAGACTATAAACAAACAAAAGAAACTAATAAAAAGGAAATAGAAGAATATAGAAAG